AAACTCTTGACCAGCGGATATGGGAATCGGCCAGCCCAGGCCAGCACGCCAGGACTAGCTACTTAGCAAGGGCAATTAGCTGGAGCCACTAGCAAACTCAACTTAGTTTATATAACAATCAATCAGCCTGATATCATACCCCCGTAGGGTATGCATGTTTGCTGCGTGGCATACTGTATCGCATACTGTAGACCATACTGCAAGGCCAACAGTAGCGCTGCTAGCAACACCGCATAACGCCCCGACCAGGCACAACGTCTGCCCAGCAACAACAGTATCGCATACTGTAAGCCCAACGGTATAGCCAACAGTAGCCCTGTAGCAAACAGCCAAGCACAACTAACTACCATGCCTGACCAGGCAAAACGCCGCAAAGTCTCCGAGATAGCAAACGGCGCGGGGGCGGAGCCGGTTTTCCCCGTCCGAAGAGAGCAAGTTTGGCGAAGAGAGCGCTTTTTCAGTATAGCAAAACGTGCTGGTATTCGGGGGGTGCTGCATTTGTGCTGGTCGCACAAAATGCAAAGGCCCCTGTCACGCAGCCTGGCATTCTTGGCAGTAGCCGCTGTTGGGGTCGAGTTCTTTGGCGGGGAAGTTTTCCCCGCAGTTTTCGCACATTTCGGTGCGGGCTTGGATGCGTGGTTTCCCGGCGAGTTCCGCGAGGATGTAGTGGACGTTGGATGGTGCTACGCCGAGGTGTTTGGCGATGCGCCTTTCTGTCCATCCTTGTTTGCGGAGGCCGGCGACGAGTTCTTTGCGTGCTTGGGTGGTGAGTCCGGTTTTTTCGTACCGTTCTTCCCGGTCAATTCGTTGACCAGCCATGTTATACCGCCTTTCGTGCCTATTATAACGCTCCCCACCATCCACACTCGGGTCTGCGTATCGCACTTTCGTAACTCTCCCGGTGTCTGCATATCGCACACCCCGTCTCCGCGGTACCGCTCCACGGATAGTTTCGATAATGTGGGACGGGTTGCCGACAGTTTGGCGGTGCGGCGTAGGCGGTTGCGGTCAGCATCAAAAAGGGCCTCTCCAGATTCCGCGGCCCTCCCAGTACGGTTGCCGTAATTGTATGTCCCGGTCGGGATCTTTGTGGCACCAGCGGTTGCAGTCGGGGATGCGGCAGATGATGCGCCGCGGGTCGTACTTTCCGCCGAGACCGTATAGGTAGGCCCAGCATGCGCTGCCGGCCCATGGGATGCCGTTTTCGTCGTAGCTGGCAAGCCTCTCTTCGCTGGCGATCGCGTTCAGCGGCATCGGTCTACCACCAGTAGAATTCGGCGGTGCCCGGCAGGACGCTGGGCGCGAGGTACACCCGGAAGCCGTGGATGGTTCCCACCCAGTCCGGATCTATCGGCTGGACCCGAGGGTATGGGAGGTGCATCGGTCGGTGCGCCCTGTCCACGCTGGACATCAGTGCGTGCCAGGTGCTTGGGTGGAGCTTGATCCTGGCGTATTTTGGGTCGATGCCGACGGCGATCATGGTGCCGAGGTTGTTGTAGAACTCCTGAGGGATGAACGCGTGGGCTGTCAGCACGGCGGTAGTTCCTGGATGGGGAGCGTTCGGAAGACCTCGGCAATGTGCTGAGCATATTCTTCTGGCCACGTGAATTCCGTGCTGACGAATGGTTGATATCCGCAGGCGCACGCAATCCGACCAACAAAAAGTTCGAGGTGGTGGCCGGATAGGTGCAGCAGGAAACGTTGGGTTTGCGTGTAGCGGCTCATCGCGCAGGCACCTGGCGACCATATTACTTTTCCGCATCCGCAGGATTCTTCGCCGTCGTAGTGGTGTATCCAGTAATGCGGGGCGGATGCGGCCAGCATGCTCATAACCCAAAGATCCCAAGGTTAAATAATGTCATTCTGGCGTTCTGGGCGATGAAGTAGCAGGTCGCGCAGCACCCTCGATAGGGGCTTTGGTTGGGCCAGAACCCGCCGCATACAGGGCAGTCGCGACCAACCACCACCGACAGTCTAAGGGGCATGCACGTTATGGTAGCGGGCTGGCCAGTTTAGGCCTACCCTTTAGCCTCTAGCCGGGTCGCGCCGGCGTGGCGCATGTACTGGGCCATTGCGAAGCGGGCGCAGTAGCCGGCCCTCTCGGTGAGGCCGCAGTTGACGCAGACTGGGCCGGCGAAGACGGTGCATCCACACGGGCAGGTATCGAGTGTTCCGTGGGTGGTGAAGTGTTCGTAGTAGGCTTGCCCCCAGGTAGGATCATACATGTGTTGAATAGTAGCCCCGCCCCGCCGTAAAGGCCATAGGGTTTCTATTTAATCTGGGTTAATACGTCATCTCGGGCAGCTGTCATCGGACACATACATCGGTACGGTCACGCCGGCTTCGATGACCGCGGTGAGCCTGTTCCGGGAGGACAGGAGCCTCCCGTTGCGGTACACGACGGGCAGTTCCAGGAGTTTCCAGGTGCCGTCGCGCATCGCTTCGGCGTAACGGCGGACCTTCCCCTCATCTACAGGGCCTCCCGGCCAGCGTGGGCCTGGTAGCGTCGCTAACCATTCGGCAGCTAGCTTGGGGGTGATGTCCACCAGATGCATCGCCCGACCGTAACGGACGATGATCTCATCGTAGTTCAGCACAGGTTCACCCGATCTCGGGGACGGGGCAGAACGCAAACGAGAGGCCGTCGATGTAGGCCAGTCTGTGGGTTTTCATTTCGTCTCCGCATCCCTGGCACTGGAGGTCATCTTCTATGCCCCACGCTTTTGGTTCCAACATGTTGCAGCGGCTTAGTCTACCCACGTGGGTCGCGCTCGCCAACAATCTCAACGATCCGCTTCGTGAGTGCCAGGCGTTCAGCGGGATCGTTGCTGTCCAGCCTTCTTTGGATCATCCGGTGAAGGAAGCTGTCCAGGTTCCCGATTTTGGTGGCAGGCTGCGCAGGATACGGCGCATGCCCTTGGCAGACGAAGCGGAGTTTGTGCGCTCGAGCAGTTAGCGGCATTTGTGGATTCCTCGGTGTCCGTAAAACCTTATGCATTCCATCTTGTACCGCTTGAAGTGGCATCTGCCGTCAAAGTTGTCCCGGATATGCTGAACGAGTGTCTTGACCAGCCTGAAGTTGTAACGCTCATGCGGCACATATCCGCATTTGCAGTGTTCTGCCACCTTGCCGATTTCATCGAACATCTCGACAACGTGATGCGGCTGGTCGGTGTCGTGGATGCTGGGTCGCATGCTGGTTAGCGTAGCTTGCCGCGCCAGTCCCGGCCTAAGCTTTGGCCGCCGCCGGTTAAGTGTCGTATCTCTTCGGGGGTTGCGGCTTGCATATACAGCTGCATGCGCCGATAGTTCCGTTCGGTCACGGTCTTGTCTGCTGGGTCGCGGGATTCTCGGTGGTAGAGATGGTAGGCGGGGCCGGATACGAACCCGGTGGGGCCGCCGACGATATCGAATGCGCGCCACATGGCGGCGTCGTCGTGCGCGTTTCCTTCGAAGGTTTCGTCCCATTTTCCGACCGCTTTGATGGTGTCGCGGTGGATGACGTTGACGCAGCCGTAGTTGCTGGTGTTGTATTCGACGGGTTCGCAGTTGGCGGGGTCTTTTTGGCGCGCCCGGACCAGGATGCTGTCGGCGTGTGAGAGTTTTTTCTGGGTTCCGAACGGGACGATAAGGCTCGACCATTCGGCGGCCAGCTGCACCGCTTCGCGGATCTGGCTGAACGGGATCAGCATGTCGGATTCGCTGTACACCAGCACGTCAGTGTTGGTTTGTGCGGTGCCTTTGTTGTAAGCGGCGGAACGGTTGAAGTGGGCTTTCCCTGTCCTGCCGTCATCAGCGACTACGACGGGTACGTCGTAGCGGCTCCAGTGGTCCAGGACTCGTTTAAGGTTCGCGCCCCGAAGCACGTCGGTGCCGCGGTCCCGGAACGGGACGATCACCGCGAAACTGGTCATTCGATGTCGGTGACCGCTAATATGATGGCGAACAAGCGGCCACCATCCTCGTTGTAGGAAGCGGAAAACGTGGTGACCTGCTGGCCGCGGTGCGTCTCGTACGTAGTATGTGTTGAGCAGTAATTGAGTGCTTCGGTTTTGGTGGCCGGCATGGGTATATTCCTTCGACGCTGCGGCGAGGACCGAAGTACCTCACGAACCTGTGTGTCAACTGACAGTACTCGGCGGTGTAGGCGCTGAGTCGGAAAAACCGTCGCAGCCGCTGACGCGCCTGCGAGTGTTTAGCCATACTCTTCGAACCTGCCGAGGACCGAGTCGTAGGCGGCGTCAATGTTTTCTGCGACAGCCAGCCAACCCCGCTGATAGCGGCAGTACGAGCAGTCGCATCTGTATTCGCCGTGAACAACCCACTGGGGCAGCGGCCCGGCGTGGACCCGGTTCAGGGCGTCGACAGCGTGAATCATAACCACCATGGCCGGCGCTGCATTCCTGGGCAAACTATCAGGTGGTGAGGCTGGCTGGGGCTGCAGGTACAGTACCCGATGTGGTGATCGTCTATCGATTTTTGACAGTGCGGGCACCGTGCATCGGGGTAATATAGCGCCGTCGTGATGATGGTCATCGCCACGGGGAACGCTCCGTATATGGGCACCTAACTATATGATGCGGGGTGAATCCCGCCTTTACGATCTGCACCGTAACACATACGCAAAGGCGGACATGATGCTCTTCACTAGGCCGTTTGCATCTTGGGCAGCGGTTGTCGGGCCAATACAATTCCGACCCGTAAGCAATCATCACTGGTAGTGCCACCACCCTCCTGGGCACTGAACCACGTGGTGGATTGGTTTGACGTCACAATCGCAAGGGCGGACACTGTGCTCTTCGCCGGTCCGGCGACACAATGGGCAGTATTCGTCTGTCCATCTTAGCTGCGACGCGTAAGCGATCATCATCCGAAAAGACGCTTCCGTGCGCTCCCGGGGCAAATCACCATTCGTGATACTTCCGGGATAGCGTCTTTAGGGTCAAAGTATATGAGTCGGTGTATGAGGTGGTGCTCACGCCCGAGGCGGTGACAGTACGGGCACGACACCGCGTCGGGCAGCGACGACGCGTAAGCGATCATCATCATGTTTCCGGTTTGTAGCGGGCGACCATTCCCTCAATCCACTCCCTGCCGACCGGGTTGGCTGAGTGGCAACGCACAATTTTCGGCCACACCCACGGATACTCGCACATCATCAACACAATAGGCCGGGTGGTGTCGTCGCCGCCAAGGTCATGGTCCAGGGACAGCTCCTCGAGCGGCCACGGCACGTGGTCCATGATTCCGAGGGCGTCGGCGCTGCTTTTCGCCCACATCCAGGTGTCGGACACCATGTGGTAGAAGCCGGACCCGCGGGGTATCTCCTTTTCCACAGCGTCAGGCGGCGGGCGCAAGTCATCAACCCACAACTTACTGAGCACCGTTTAGTCCGGTGTCCAGTTCAGGGTGACGCAGATCTGCCCGTTGGACTCCAAGATCACCGGCGGCGTCAACGGCATCGTGTGCCCGCACGTCAAGACCACCTCGGTGTAGTTACCCGGACCGGTGTGCACCGTGTACGACCACGACGACGACTTGTCCTTATCGGGTACCACCTCAATGAATGCCACGTTAAGGCTCAGCGGCATCGGCTTGGGCTCCTCGTAGTGAGGGAAGTCGAAAGCCGCCAGCATCTCTTGGCGGGTTTCGTACCATTTCGCGTCTTTGAACTGCCGCTGCGCGGCTTCTTTGTACGCGGGTGAGGCCTCGTTGGTCCAGTAGGCCAGTACCCGGGCGTAGGCGGTACGCAGGCCGCGGTCCCCGATGATCGTCTTACCCTCCGCGGCGAACACCGCAACAATGTTGGTCGCCTCATTTCGATACTGCCGCACCAGGTGCTGCATCGTGAGGGTGCCGTAGATGCCGCAGTTGCAGCCCTCCGACGGCGACTCGTGGTCCTTGCTGTCCATGCATTTCGCGGTTGCGGTGCCGTCCTTCCAGTGGTCGCGGCCAGCCATTACGACCGCCGTCAACACCGGCTCGACGTCGGCTGCCGGCGGGGGCGGTGACTCGCCCACCCCCCATGTGCTAGCGGAGCTAACAGACACGGTCTGCGCGGCGTTGGCGCTGCCGCCGAAATTCAGCTTAAACGTCCGCAACGCATACCGGGCGACCTCAACATCAGGAACCTCAGGAACCTGCTCGATCTCTTTAGCCATTACCTACCTCTGACGGGTTGTATCCAACACAATCACACACATCGCACGACAACGTGCCGGGCAAACCTTCACCGCGGCGATGTAACCACAGCCCACTATCCGGGCATTTACCTCTGTTGAGGGCTTCTAGCTGCCGGGGCGTCCACTCGCCGGTCAATTCTCCTCCGACCGGATAGCGAGGTAACGGTCGCAGTGTTCGCACTGCAACAGCAGCCTGCCGTCCTCGGCCTCGGTCGCCACAAAGTGATGCGCACAGAACTGCGGCTCGGTCATGGAGCCGATGATAGGCCACCAGACTGTCATCGCCTAACCTAATCGCCCGGGGCGCGGCGAATCTTCTCAGGGTGTCACTTCTGCCATGGCCGGCCCCGGGCGGCGATCATTATATACATGGAGTTACGTCCGGCGCTGATGCCCGGCTGCGTGTTGTTGCCGTACGACACCGCCGCCGGGCACTGCCGCGCGTGCGGCGAAAACCTGCCCAACGCCAACCGAACGTGGTGCAGTGTGGACTGCCGACTCATGTACGAACGTAACCATTATTGGCGGGCCGCCAGGCATGCAGCCGCGGCGCGGGACGGATTCACATGCCTCAAATGTGGGTGGGGTGAAGGCGAATTCTACGAGCACGGTCAGATGGTGTTCTGGTCACGTCCGATGCTCACCGGCAGAGGACCCGACAACTGGATCGAAGTCAACCACATTGTGCCGAGGGCCGGCGAAGGGTACGGAACCGGGTGTGGACATCATCAATCGAACTTGGAAACATTGTGCCACCGGTGCCATGTAAAGGTCACGCGGATGCAGCGCGTGGCGCGCGCCCGCCGAAAGGCCGGTTGAGTCCCGGGACGGCATTTACCATGTGGGCGACGCGATTAACTTGGCCGTCCCGGGACAACATAATTCTACGTGACGTGTCCTACTGAAGGTCGCCAGTGCACTGCTATACCATCCGGTAAATGACCAGGATCATCGTCGCTGCTGTTCTGGTGGCCGCGGCTGTTTGGTTGGTCGCGTTCCACCGTGAGATGCGCGCTGAACGGTTGCGCCGCGAATGCGACGAACGGGAGAAGGCGAACCGCAACGTGGACGACTACATCGCGTGGCTCGAAGACGAGTATGGCCGCTCCTGAGCAGCGCCGCGGCCCAGAATGGGGCCGCGAAGCACCCGGTGAGTGCAGGCTCACCGAACAAGACGGGCAGATCATGGTCGCCCGCGCCGACCCGCATGTGTGGATGACCGACGAGTTTCTACGGAAGCTGGTCGGCCCGGAATCCAGGAACCCGTGGGTGACGCTGACCTACCAGCCCCACGATTTGTGCCGGCCAGAGTTTTGTTGTCAACGGTTCCGCGACTCCTACCACTGCTACTCGGGCGCGCAGGTGACGATTTCGGCGTGCAACGGCGTGGTCACATACCGTATAGGCCGTTTTCTTAGGGGCGGGTTTTGGGAGGCGGAGCGTCAGTCTAGGTCAAAGTGCCAGTAGGCTGCTACGGTGACGGGCTATGAGTGAGCATTCCGGCGTTACCGGTAAGACCCCGGCGCAGGCGTTGCGGTCGAAGCTTGCCGCTGAGCGTAAGGCGGCGTGTGAGGCGCGGACCCCGGCGGAGCGGTTGGCGCTCCTTGATGGCAGGCCTGGTAAGTCGAAGCGGGAACGGGGCCGGCTGCTCATGGCCCTCCAAGCGCAGGAGGATTGATGTTTTGGATCGGTTTGCTGATCGGCGGCGCGGTGGTCGGGATCCCCTTGTTAGCGGTCATCGTCTGGGTCTTGTGCCAGCTGTCCCACATGTTCGACAACTTCTAGGACGAGGATCTGATGCTGCAGCTGAAGGCCTATGTGAAGCGTCCTTACGCCGCGCAGATGTGGACAAGCGGGCTGCTGGTCGGCGACTGCGCGCCGTTGCTTCTGCAACTGCTCGCCCGAGATCTACACACGGATGCCGATGAGCAAGGTGTGGTGGTCACCAACATTGAGTTGTGGACGAGCCCGACCCGCGGGGTCACCGGGTTGTTCAGCGGGGACACATCGGGCCTGCCTGGCGATGGTTGGACGAAGCTGGCGACGCTATGACGCAGCGGGAGTTGGAGTTTACGTGGCCGAATCTGAGTTTGGTGGATGAGGCGGGGACGGTGGTGACGATCAACGCTGTCGACGTTAAAGGGACCGATTTGTTGGCGTTTTTGGGTCATTTACGCAACGGCGACGTTCTCAACTATGTGGTGAACGTCTGATGACGCTCACTGTTACCGCATACGACTACACCGAAGCGTACAAGAATCAGATCAGGCATATGAACCTGGTGACCAAGTTGAAGGAACAGCTAGAACGCGGCACCATGACGCGGGATGAGGCGTGGATAATCCTGGGTGGTCTGGGCGGGGGTCTGACCTGATGGCGCTCACCGTCACCGCCCACGAGGTCGGTTCGCTCTGGGCGCGACTGTCGCGTATACAGCAGTTCATCAACGTTTTGACGATGTCGCCGAATGAGGTGCGTCAACTAGAAGGGATGTCCCCAATTTGTTAACCGTGAAGGCGCATCGAACCGAGACTGGATTAGCGTCGACTGCCAGCGGGGACATCTGCTTTGAATGCCTGTTCGACGCCTGGTCCATCAACGCGCGGCCAAGCGTCTTAACTCAGTGGTCGCAGACCACGGACCTCACCGTCCAGGCATACACCTGGCTGCCCGGCGATGAGTAGCCGCGACTTTCAGGTGAAGAAACTGTTCGCAATTCTTCGTCACGCCGACCTCAATCGCGACAAACGCCTCGCCCTGTTTTCCGCGATCCTGCACGAACCCGTCGAAACCACCTCCGACCTGAACGAAATACAAATCCGTGCGATAGTCGATGTGGTCGATTATTGGAACCGTATCGGCGAATTGAAAACTAGGTGCGCGTCGATGATTGCTGCGGAGCGCCGGCGCACACACATAGACCCCGGGGACGGCCAAACAGCGCACGACGCCCAAGAGCCGACCGCCGTCCCCGGACCAAACCCCCCGGTGGAGGCCAGACAGGATGCGCCAAGCCAAACAGCTCCCGCCCCCACCGGGCCAGACGACAAGGCGTGGTGGTGACCAAGCACTGGTGCCCTGTTTGCTGGCGGCCCGTCGACCCAACACCTTCGAACATGATTTTCGGGCACTTCGACAGGGCTAACAGCCCGTGCCCGGGCGCTTATGAGCCATTCTATATCACTTTAAAGCGTCCGAATGCCCCTAAAATAGGGTCAACGGAACCCCGAAATTCGGCTATGAAAGCGGATTTTGGGCGTGTGTGGCGGCGAAAAAGGCGGTTTTCGGCGTGAGTTTCTCAATAAAGGTGATCGCCCATTCGCAGCGCGCAGAAATGGCTGAAAGGTTAGCAAAATCCGTCGGCGCGGACATTTGTTGGGACGCTCGAGAGGCCGAAAACCTCGGCACCAATGTTGGATGCGCGTTAACACACCTGGATGCTCTAAAAAAATTCGCTTTCTCTGATTCTGAGTGGGTTGTTTGTTTAGAGGACGACGCCCAGCCGGTCGGCAACTTTGATGTGCACCTGGCGGCGGCGCTGGAGTACGCTCCGGCACCGGTGGTTGGCCTGTATTTGGGCACCGGAAACCCTAGCGGGGAGGCTCAGCGGCAAATCCGGCAGGCTGTGGTGGCCGCGCAGGAAACCAACAAGGCATGGTTGATGGCCGACTGCCTTATCGGGTCAGTTGGGTATGCGGTGGAAACGCATCTGCTGCCCGATCTGATCGATTTCATCACCGACCGGGAAGAGGAGTTGCCGTTGCGGATTTCCCGGTGGGCGCAGGACCGCGGGATAAGCATTTGTTACACCGCCCCGTCGCTGGTGAACCACGACGACGGCGACAGCATCGGGTTGCCGTGGCGCGGCCCGAAACGCCTCCAACGCCGCGCCTGGTGGTGCGGAACCAGGTCTTCGTGGAACACCGGAACCGTCAAACTAGGATATTGCCCAGTCTGGAGTAAACCAAAGTGATGACGATAAGGCTTACGGTGTCCCAATATGCCGGCACTGTACGGATATCCGCGGACGGCATCGAACGCGAAGTATGGCACACGTGGGGTTGCTTCCGTAGGATTTATTCGAAAGAGGATTGCTTAGTCCTCCACGCCGCATCCGCGCCGACGACTACGACACGGAAGGTTCCGAAGGAACCGAAATGATGATTATGGATTTCGTGGTGGTGCAGGTGTTCATGGGCAACACCGAACGCGAAGTAGTATGGACCACCTGGGGTGGCCGCAGGCGCATCGATCCGAGAGAGGACCAGGACGATGTCTTTGACAGCTGAAGTGACGATGGCGGTCGAGTCCGAAGGCTGGGTCGTCTACCTGCTCAGCCCCTGCGGCGAAGTTATTATCCCGCCCCCCCAATGTGGGAGTAAGAATGCCTCTGATAGCTGAAGCTACATGGTGGAAGATTGGTAACACAACCATCTGGGCCGACGCTAAGGTCGGCGTTTGGTCATGGGGCAGCAGCAATGGCCTGATCGCCACCCTGCAGAACACCTACACCAGGACCATAACGTTCAAGCCGGAAACCGGCAGCCTCATCATCCCGTTACTAGCGCCACCGCAGGAGGAAGAATGCTGACAGCGACAGCCGAATGGCGGGAAACCGACGCCACAAGATATTACAGCAATGGCCTCGTGCTCTATAGCCGCATCCTGGCCTTTCTCATGGCCCCCAACCCGCTGCTCCCGGGTGGGGAACAGTGAGTTTTTGGCTGATGGACCCTTTCGCCCCTGGTCCCCGTATGGAAATGGACATCCCCAACGAGCATCCATGGGTGCCTTATATAGACGGATACGTCCGCCGCTCAACCGCGACGAACCTGATCGAACATGGAATCATGACCGTGACCCTAGGCGGTGTTGAACAACTATACGACCTAGTCTCCGTGCCGGGGATCAACTACCGGAACGATTCCATCGTCACCAACTGGCGGATGTTCAGTAGAGATCACCTGCCTCCCGGCCTGACAGCTAGCGGAAGGGCGTACCGGTCATGACGCTGAAGTGGGTGCCGGTCGGGGCGAACCGGGAAATCAGCTACGCCCTCAACGACTACCAGTACGTCGTGCGCCGCGACGGCGACGAACACACACTGGTGCAACGCACAAAATGGGGCGAGATCTGCCGCCACAAAACCTGCGACACGAAGCAAGACGCCGAGGAATTAGCCGAACAGTGGGCAGCAGAGTCGAAGATCACCCCGCCTGTCGTCGTGCCTAACCCGAGTCCGTTCCATCCGTAGCTAAAGTCCATCCATGCGTATGGATGACGTTCTTGCTCATGGCCGCGACAACCCGTCAGACGATCCCGAAGAAATGGGCAGGTTCGTGGACGCGTTAATCGACGCCGAAGACCTGTCCGATGGTGAGCGCGCCGCGTTAGCAGCCGGCTACATGGCCGGCATGGCTCACGCGCTCGGCATTGTCGCTAAGACCCGCGACCCGGGCGACATCGTCGGGGAGATGATGGCCAAAGAAGCGTCCTGGGACGCTAAGGGGATGCTGTGACCCCACCCTTCGAGGTGGGCGACGACGTGTGGGTAGACCTCGAAGACAACGAATGGCCCGGCGAAGTCATCAAAGTGGAGTCGAGCGGCTACGTCCTGTGTAAGGTGCATGTCGACCCGGCGTGGGACTTCGGTCGCGCATCAGCCCACGTCGACCCTGAGCAGATCGTCGCGGTCCGCGCGAAACGTCTGCGGCCCCGCTGCGATGGGGCCGAGGCTGGGTGACGATCTACTTTCAGGACGAGTCGATCACCGTTTATCACGGTGATTGCCGCGACGTTCTACCGACGCTGCCCGATCAATCCGTCGACGCTATCTGCACCGACCCGCCGTATGAACTGAATTTTATGAACCGCGCCTGGGATGCAACTGGTGTTGCGTTCGACGTCGGGGTGTGGCGCGAATGCCTGCGCGTGCTGAAGCCGGGCGCACATTTGGTGGCGTTCGGAGGCACGCGGACCTGGCACCGGTTGGCGGTGGCGATCGAGGACTCAGGTTTTGAGATTCGCGACAATCTGGCGTGGCTGTACGGTTCAGGTTTCACAAAAAGCATGGATGTGTCTATGGCTATCGATAAGGCCGCCGGCGCGGAGCGCGAGGTTATCAGCGAACGCCGAAACCAGCCCACCTTCGACATAGATAAGCAAGCTGGGGGCGGCTGGGCCGGTGGGGTGATACGCAAAACGGCACCGGCCACCGACGACGCTAAACGGTGGAACGGGTGGGGGACACATCTGAAGCCGTCATTCGAACCAATCGTGTTGGCGCGCAAACCGTTCCGAACATCAGTTGCGGATAACGTGCTGAAGCACGGCACCGGGGCGATCCACATTGATGCCTGCCGGATCCCTGCCACCGATAGTCAGTTGGCGGAAAAGTATGCGAGTGTGCAGAACGCCGGACCGCGTGACAACAGTGTGTACGGCGGCGACGATCGGGACCGCGCCGGGGCCGAGCCGCACCCGGCGGGCAGGTTCCCGCCGAACGCGCTGCTAGATGCGCACACCGCCGTGGAGCTGGATGACCAGTCCTACAACGATGACGGCGGGGCTTCACGCTTCTTCCCCGTGTTCAAGTACACAGCGAAAGCGCCAACGTCTGAACGCCCAAACGTGGACGGAATGAAACACCCCACCGTCAAACCGCTGGAAGTCATGAAATGGCTGGTCAAGCTTGTGACCCCGCCGCACGGTGTGGTGCTGGACCCGTTCGCCGGCACAGGCACCACCGCCGAAGCGTGCATCCACGAACACAAACACGCCATCATGATCGAGAAAAAAGCGAGCTACCTGCCGCTGATTAAAGCCCGGCTGGGTAAGCCGATGGAGATCGGATTCGACTTCGACGCGATCTGAGGACCTCACGGTTCTCGGCCAGCATCAGTTTGAACTGTTCCGGTTCGGCGTGCACAGCGATGGTGCCGCGGTCCCACCACACGATCCTGGTCCGGTGGGCGTCGCTGGGGTATGCGGTGGCGGGTATCTGCGCGGCCACGACGCCTCCGGAGGATCGCCACTGCTCTAAGACGTGTTCCCCTGAGGTGGCCATGACGAACCGGACACCGAGCAGTGTCATCATGGGCAGCGCGGTGCGGGCCAGGGCCGCGGTCAGCGCCCGACTCTCGTGGTCTGTCCAGGCGGTTTTTGCTTCTACGACGCCGAAGGGGATCCGGTTGGCGATCATCTTGCGCAGCTCAGCGCGCCCCGGGTTGCCTGCCCATTCGTCAAGTGCGTGGGAATCCTCGGGTGAGCTTAGCGGACCGACGACGCGGGTGCCTCCTACCATCTGTCCGTCGGTCGCGGCGAAAAACAGCGCCGTGTCGGAGCCGTCCTCTATCGCGTCGAAATCCAGTACCCGCTCCAGCCCGTGCCTGCGGTAGCTGCGTCGCGCACCTTTGAGGTACTGATCCCACAGATCCGGCTCAGCGTGCGGGGTGGCCACGGTGATTAAACATCCGGTCGCCTGATCGCGCCAGCTGGTCTTTAGTGTTCGGCGTGCCGCGCATTGTGCACCGGAAAATGCAGGATTTACTACCGGTATGGACACCGACGGATTGCATGTTGACCTCGCCGGTTCAATGCGGCCAGCACTCCAATGCGCCGCGGCTACAGCATTCATATTCTTCCTCGGCCTTCTCATCGGAAGCTACCGGAAATGAGGTGCCGCCACTGCGGGCACCAAGCCGAGCAGCACGACGATTCCGGAGCTTGCATTGTGCGCGTCCTAACAGGATGGAACGAAGACATAAAGTACTTTACCGGTGAACGTTTGTGCGGGTGTCAACAGTATTCTGGACGGTATGAAGCAACCAGCGACGACACCGGCTGCCCGCACGAGGTGACACCGGATTCCACGCGCTGCGTGCATTGCGGTCGGACCGTCCTGAAGGAGAAGAATGATTAAAGCGACGGTGTGCATTCCGTGGAGGCCGTCGCCATCCAGGTTGAAGCCGTACGAGAAGGTCCGCCAATATTGGGCGGAAAATTTCCCGGACTGGGAAGTTGTCACCGCCGACTCTGACACTGAAATCTTCTCGTTGTCGCAGGCCCGGAACAACGCGTGCCGGCAGGCGACAACAGGCGTTGTTGTTTTCTGCGACGCCGACACCATCCCACCCACCGAAGGTGTGATCACCGCGGTCAACGACCCGGTAGGAATCACGTGGCCCCACAAAATTTGGCGACTCATCCCGCCGGAGTACGCCGAAAAACCGTTCGAAGAATTCCCCGACGCGAGAATCTTGGTGGAACACCCCAACGGTTTGGGCGGGGTGATGGTGTGCACCACCGAAGAGTTCTGGCGTCTCGGCGGGCAGCCCGAAGAGTTCTGCGTCGATGACGAGACCGAAATCCTCACCGACCGGGGCTGGAAACGGCGCACAACGGTCGTTGCCGGCGACCTGGTGCTGACGCTGAACCATGCCACGGGGATGAGCGAATGGCAGCCTATTCAGAAAGTCAATATCTATCCAGGTGTCCGCGAGATGCTGCAGATCGAGAGCAAAACGCACTCCTCTCTGACAACGATGAACCACCGTTGGCCGGTCGAACGAACCTGGCTGGTAAACCAGGTCGGGAAAAAACAATTCCAACGCAGCCGCCGAGACTGGGCAACATCGGAGAAGTTCCAGCGGGAGGACTATGTGCCTATCGCCGCGCCCTGCGCCGACCTTCCCGTGGAACCAAAGTTCACAGACGGACTCGTTGAGAGCGTGGCATGGTTTTACACCGAAGGCTGCATCTCGCGCTTGCAGAGTGGTTACGGACGATCTGTGACGATTTCCCAATCCCTCACAGCGAACCCCGATCACTGTGACCGAATCCGGTCGGCGCTTACTCGAGCGTTCGGCCCTGCTTCTGAGATGTTCGTGCGCCGTTGCGGGCGTTCCGCGGCGCAACCTCCGCACTGGCGTGAACGGCAGCGTACCGGAATCGTTGAATTCTCCCTTAACGCCGAAGCTGGGGAGATACTTCAGCAACACGCACCGAACCGCGTCCCGTCGCATGAGTTCCTACTTTCGCTGACAAGAGCGCAACTGGAACTGTTCGTCCAGGCATCCATTTTCGCCGACGGTCATGAGCGCCCCCGTAACTATGAGCGTAATTTTTCGCAGAAGGACCCGGCGGCGGCAGAAGCTTTCCAGTTCGCCTGCATCCTCGCCGGCTACGCTACGTCTTCCGTCGCGCAACCCGTAATACCAAAATACGGCTACGGCATGACCTCAGTTTCGATCCGGCAGCAACGCCGGTTCAAGTTGTCAAAGGGCCGTCACGAGAGGGTCCTCCACACCGGAATTGTTTGGTGCCCAACAACCGAAAACGGAACGTGGCTGGCCCGCCGACACGGAAAGTCCTACTTTACCGGCAATTCCGGTTGGGGCCATGAGGACCGGGCTTTCCACATGGTGGCGATGACTTTGTCCAGTTTCCGGCGCATCGGCGGTGTCGCCTACTCCATCGAACACAACGAGCGACTCCGGGTGGCGGACTCCCCCGAATGGCACCGCGACTCCAAACGCAACGAAGCACTGGTCAAACCGTACGAAATCGCGAACAACAAGCCGTGGCTGATGCGTGAGTTGCTGAAGATCCGCTACGAAGAACGCGAGGCGGGAGGCGACTGGCGTCAACGCGCCGGCCTGAACGAAACCGACCCGATCCGCCGTGAACTGTTCGGACCGAAACCTAGACCAGCGCCGCAGCAGCCCAAATCGGACTGGAAACAACGCTGGACGTCCACCGAAAACGACCCACTGGTCGGGCGATACAAGTCGTGAGCAATCCGCCGCCCGACCCGCCGCGTGAGCTCGGCCCGCGGGTGTTCTTCGTGGCGTTGGACGGCACCGGGCATATAGGTAACCTGATAGACGCCCCGTACACGGAGTGGGCGGTCATCCACACCGACGACCGCAGCTTGTGGACTGTGCCGGCTGACCGGGTGATCTGCGAAATTTAGGCCACGTCCACAATTTGGTCAGCTTTCCAGACGAACGTGGATAACGCGTCGTCGGTGTCGGCTTGTGGGTGGCCCAGGTTACGCGCCACCAGTGTGGTGACACCTTTCTCTGTGCGCGTCGATTCGATCATGCCGATGCCTATGACTTTTTCGCCGACCGTCACGTCGATCAGTCGCTTCAGCGTAGGCGTAACCCCGGTTATCAGCAGCGTTCCCCTAGGTGTGATCTGCAAAATTTGGGCATCTTGGCCAATAGGTGGCAGTGGGACGGGCCGCCGTGCGGGTGGGTGGACACGGTGGTGACTGTGCCGGTGAAGTCGGGGGTGTCCGCTTTGGCTACTGCCCCGAATGTGATTCCTGCTGCCCAGGCCGCGGCGACGGCGACGGCGAGTTTGGTGGCTTTTCTCATGGATGCTCCTTTATGACGGGCGGCGGCGTATTCATGGGTGACACGGGTCCGATGGCCGCCCGGTACCTAAATTATATCCCATCCCACTGGCACCTGTCTAGTCGGTGGACCAGTCGAAACGACACGCCGACACCGGGAAATAGTTAGATTCACTCGCTAACTTGCGATCATGTTCATTATGGACGACCAGCCGCTACCCCGCAAAAGGACTGGGCCAAAGCCCGGCGGGAAGAAACCCGCCGAAACAAAAGAAGAACGCGAACAGCGGAACGTAATCATTTTTCAACGATTCCTCGCCGGCCATTCCGAACGCGAAATAGGCCGATCCGTGGGCCTCACCGGCCAGCGTGTCCACCAAATCATCCAAGCGGAATTGAAGAACGCTGCACGTCACCGCGACCTTCTCACCAACGAAGCCCTCGCCGTTTACACCACCCGCCTCGAAACTCTGCTCAAAGCTGTTTGGCCGAAAGTCCTCGCCCAGGACCTCAAAGCGGTTGAGGTTGCGCGCCGCCTGATGGAACAGCAAGCCCGCTTGTACGACTTCCAGGAGCAGCCTTCCGCTATCCCGCCGATCGCCGAGCAGGAGCTGTTGGATGACGTGGACGGCAAGGGCCAGCCGGTGGACGAGTTGACCCGATTCAGGATGAAACACCGCCGCCCGGCGGACGACGACCCCGGGGACGCGGGTGCGGTGTGATCTGCGGCTGCGGCCACGAACTCGTCTTACACGACGAAGACGGGGTGTGCGTGGCGCTGATTATCACATTAAACACCTGGTCGCCTGGATGCGGCTGCCTCGAATTCCGGCAACAAACCGAGAAAGAAAAAGATAAGTGACTGCGATGTTGCAGCGAGAATTAACTCCCGGGATGGGGAGTATGTTGCCGCGGGTCTTCACGCCGCCGCTCGAGCACCACATCAACCCTCCGAAAGGAACATTAACCGCCCACGCGGTCGGCTACGGATCGGGACGCGATATGAGCGGAGGGTCCGGAGTCCGGGTTTATGACCCGGAAACAGAATGCTTATGCGGCTGCGGACTAACCCCGCAAACATCGTGGGGATTCGACGCCAACTCATTCTCCAAACACGTCCTCGGATGGAAACTCCTACCCTATCAGCAATGGCTCAACATTCACGCCCTGGAAAAAGACGACACCGACGGCGGGTTCCGTTTCAAAATTCTGGTCGTCCTCATCTCACGCCAGCAAGGGAAAACGTATTGGCTCAAACAGCTGGGATTGTGGCGGCTGTTCGTCAACGCCCGCGGCAACGCTAACCGCGTCACCCCCGGCGCGAGATTAGCGTTGATCGCCGCGCAGAACCTGCAGTACGCCGAAGGTGTGTTAAAAGACGTGGTAGACGAGATCCGTGACAGCTCGTCTCTATCTAAAGAGCTGATCAACCACCGCGTCACCAACGGTAACCACCGCGCAATCTTAACTAACCGCCGTTATTGGCGCGCAGCGACCGCTTCCCGTAAAGGAGGCCGGTCGCTGTCCGTCGATATCGCGATGCTCGATGAGTTACGTGAACACGTCACCACCGACGCGTGGGACGCCATCGCCCCCACCACCCTGGTGCGCCCATTCTCCCAAGTGGTGTGCACCAGCAACGCAGGCGACGTCCGCAGCATCGTTTTGAGGGACTTACGGGACGGAGCTATCCGCAATATAGAAGCCGGCGACACGCAGAGCACGCGTACAGGGTTATTCGAGTGGTCCGTGCCCGATAATGTCGACCCGCGCGACGAAACATATTGGCACATGGCCAATCCCGCGCTCGGACATCTTAACAACTTCAAACTGTCAGACCTGCGTTCAATGTTCGAGTCGATGCAATACCGAAACCTTCCAGGATTTCAGACCGAGCACCTTTGTCAGTGGGTTGATGCGCTTAAACCCGGTATTCTTCCGGCTGAGCACTGGGCGCTCACCAAAGACACCGCGAGCCGCCGATCTTTGGGGGCGACGATTTACGCCGGCCTGGACGTCAACTACGAACGGTCCCGTGCGTTCGTCAGCATCGCCGCCCGCCGCGACGACGGCAACCTCCATGTTGAGGTGGTGCACGCCGCCCGCGGCACCGACTGGATAATCCCGTGGCTCAAACAACGCAAAGAAACGTGGCTGACGGGAATAGCGGTGCAGAAAACCGGTGCCCCATCATCGGGGATGATCGAAGATTTGCGCCGCGCCGGAATTCCGGTAGTCGAATGGGGTCCAGGTATTGAAGTCTCTGGTGGTAGCGGCATGTTTTTCGACCAAATTGTTGAACACAAAATTTTTCACCGCCCCGCGCCGGTATTAGATCGGGCGGCGGCTTCCGGCGTGTCGCGCAATGTTGGAGAGGGCTGGGTGTTTGATCGTCGTAACAGCCCGGTTGATGTTTCGCCGCTAATTGCGTGCGTTGCAGCGGCCTGGCTGGCGAACCAGCCGGCTGCTAACCCGCCCGCCGTCCATTCCTGGCCGGACGACGACACCATGCGGGAATGGGAGCAGGAAGGCGCAGAGAAGTTCAAAGAGGGCCGCCCGCCCAACCGGTCGGCGCTAGACGAGATCGAAGGGATGTCCTGGTGGACCAGGTAAACGACGTTGCCAGCAAAATGGGCATGGGTGGCCGCCTGTACAAGGATGCGCGGGTTAAAGCCGGCGACGACCCCGAGCCGACACCGGAACCGAAAATCGATGCGCAGGCCCCGAAGATCCCGAAGCCTTGGATGGTGCAGCCTATCGAACCTGAGCCGATAGAAAAGCCGAAGAAGGAACGGGACTGGCAGCAGATCCAATCAACTTTCCTCGAGGTGCTGGGCATTCTGCTTTTCGCCGGCGGGTTCGGGATATGGCACCTGTGGGTCGGTGTCGTTGTTCTGGGTTTCTGCGTGATCGTCCTGGGTGTGGCCGCCGGGCTGCCGGAGGTTCCTTCTATCCGGAAGCGTAAGCGATGAAACCGGCTGATTCTGTTGTGTGCCGCAACGCCGAATACCGCCTAGAGGTTGATGGGCGTCCGTTTCCGTGGCATATCGATGAGCGGGGACCGAGGTTCACCCGCCTCCTGGACGATTTGTATCGGGTCGATCTCACCGTTTTGTGTGTGCGCCGCGACCGCAGCGACGACAGCGGATCGTACGAGACGTTCGATGATTCGTTTTACGGCAGGCCGATAATCGCCGGGCTGCCATTTCCGTGGGAAATTACCAGCGAAGGTGTCTCCTATAACCGGTCGCGGACCACGATAGCGACGGTTCGGTTGGCGTTTTTCGCCAAGGACGTCGACACCGACGGCGAAGTTTTCGATGTGCGCCGCCATGACCACACCATTCACGGGTTGAACGGGGATCTTTATCACGAAAGCGCCCGCGACAAAGCGTTAGGGATTACCGCATGAGTGTTCTTGGTAGGTTTTTGCAGCCTGGCGGCATGGAGCGTCGATCGTTGATGAGTTCCAGTTTCGTTCCGCCGCCCGCGGTCGGTGTTATTGACGACTTCGTTGGTGTGCACCGGGCGATGGCGCACATGACAGTTTTCGCGTGCGTACGTCTATTAGCGGACACGATCGCTTCGCTGCCATGGAAAGCGTACCGACGCGACTCCAAAGGCGTACCGAAAGAAGTTAGACAGCAACCGTCACTAATAACAGAACCATATCCAGGTTTCGACCTATTCCAATGGAAATGGATGGTTGTGGCGAGTATGGCTTTGCGCGGCAATTCATACCATTATGTTTCGGAGCGAGATAAAGGTTTCGGGGTGCAATCAATTCTGCCACTGCACCCGGATATTGTGTTTTTGGAGCGCCGCCCCGACATTTTGATGTGGTTCGAGCCTATCTACCGGATTATGGGTGAGCCCGTAGCTAAACGCGACATGGTTCATATGCGCCGGTTCACGATGCCGGGGGAACCATGGGGCATGTCACCGATTCGGCAGGCCGCGGTGGCTATCGGGCTGGGGTTGTCGGCTGAGGAGTACGGGTACCGGTTTTACAAGGAGTCTGCGACCCCGTCGGGAACGTTGGAAACCGACCAGGATGTGGACCAGAAGACGCTGGACCAGATTCAGCAGAACTGGATCCAGTCCCATGGTGGGCGCAGGTTGCCGGCGGTGTTGTCTCGAGGTTTCAAGTTTGAGCCCATTTCTTTGCGGCCAGACGAGTCACAATTCCTCGAAACCAGGCAGTTCCAGCGTTCCGAGATTTGTTTGCTGTTCGGTGTGCCACCAATTCTGATTGGTGACACTAAAGAGTGCGTTGTAGCAGGCACTATGATGACAATGGCGGATGGTTCACGCAAAGTCGTTGAGGATTTGCTAGTTGGCGATCTAGTTACCGCGTGGGACGGCTCCAAGCTTGTGGCCTCTCGCGTCTCTTGGGTTGGTACACCCCCCGTCAAACCGATCGTCAAGGTCACCACTGTCCGAGGACGGACCCTGACCTGCACGGCGGACCACCCCATCTTGGGCTTGAAGCGCCTACGCACTCCGGGTAACCGCCCGCTCCTAACGGACGGTGAATGGCTGCACGCAGGAGATCTTGAACCAGGCCATTATGTCCGTATCGGTTTAGGGCACTTGCCCGGCGAGGTTGGCCACCTGTCCGAAGACATCGGCTACTTCCTGGGTTCGATGGTCGGCGACGGCCACATCAGGCTCACAAGTAAGCACCAGAGCCGCTGGGCCAACACCAATGAAGATGTCATCGCCCGCATGAGCGAGGTAGTGGAGTCGCTCGGAGGCCGTCTGGTTTATCGCGGAAACCGGACCTTTGACCTTCTGAACGCGGGCTACACCTCCGTCATCGGCGGCATCCTCCAACAGTCGGAACTCGTCGGCACCCATGCCCATGACAAGTTCGTGCCGGACATGGTGATGACCGGCGGCCCGGAAGCGTGGAAAGGCTTCTTGTCCGGCTACTTCGACGCAGACGGCTGCATCTCCACCACGGCCAAACAGCCGCATGCTCACTTCGGCTCAGCCAGTCGAGAGCTGCTAGAGGGGTGCCAGCACCTCCTTGCGTTGCTGGGAATCAACTCATCGATCTATTTGGCGACCAAGGCCCGGTATCGCTCAGTGCCAGGTGGTCGCATGGCCGTCTGCCGCGACGGATGGCAGTTGCGTATCAAAGGCCGCAGAGAATTGGCCAAGCTAGCGCAGCTACTGGATATAACCCATCCCGAAAAACGGAACAAGCTGGCAAACCTTGCAACCACGCATGAAGGTGCATCGCCGAAACGGGAAGTCACATTTGAGTACGACCGCGTCAAGAGCGTAGAGCACATGGGACCCGGCCAGAGTGTGGGGATAGAGATCGAGCAAACCCATACCCATATCACGAATGGCATTATTTCCCACAACACAACCGCGTGGGGTACTGGTGTCGAGCAGATAACTTTGGGTGCTGTGACGTATACGTTTAGGCCGTGGACTTCGTGTATCGAGTCGGTTATTTCTGGTTTGTTGCCGCGGGGCCAGTTTGTGCGGTTCGACTATAACAGCTTGCTGCGGGGTGACATGACGGGACGTTATAACGCTTTGCAGACCGCTATCCAGGGGACGTTTATGACGCCTAATGAGGCGCGTGCGTCTGAGGAAATGGATCCGGTGCCTAATGGTGACAATTTGTTGGTGCCGCCTAGCTACACG